GTTGTTAAAAGAGGTCCCGACTATTAAAAAGTCAAATGTATATAAAACTGTTTTTGGACCCAGTTTTAATCATGGCGGCATAGAGTATGGCAATTCTGCGGAGAATGTCAACTATGCCGCCACCAGATTGACCGCATCACGTAAACCCGAGATTAGAGGGTACGATAGAAAATTGCGCGAAAATCAATGGAGAGCCTTTAACCGTGGACGTTTTAAACCATTAGTCGATTATTTGACTGGATGTTTCTCTATGGTTTTTAAGGAAGGTATGGATTATGATGTGATGTTGAAGGATTATGTTTATGCCCCCCACCCGAAAAAAAAAGAGCGGATTGCTGCTTATCTTAAATTGTTGGGTAGTCGACGGCATTTGCATTACACCATTACTGATTTAGTCACAGGGAAAGTTAAGCTGTTAGAATGGGCAAAACCCGGTAAGAAGCCACGTTTGATTTGTGATCTTACGTGTCCCGGATCTTTGCTTGGTGGTTGGGTTGTTTCGTTGTTGAAAGATAGTTTGGCAAACAACCCTTTTCGCCACAATGGATGTTTAGCTGAGTTTATTAAAACTCCTAATCTTGAGAAGTTGCAAAAGGTATTTACTGAGCTTATGTACCCAAGCTCACCCCTTTACTTCCCATTGTTTTCTGATGACTCCTGTGCTGCCTTTTGTGGGGGTTTTAAGGCGGATATAGATATCTCAAGTTGCGACACATCACACGAGAGTGTGGTGTTCTTGATTTTTCTCGAAGCATGTAGCTTCCATCCGTTTCTGTACGACATAGCGTTGAGATGTGTCGGGCAGTGTGCTTTACCGTTGCGATTAAAGCATCCTGTTAAGGGTGAGAAGAGCGTTTATATTGAACCTGTTGTTCCTGCTTTGTATAGCGGATCGACTTTGACGACTCTTATAAATAATATAGCTAATCTTATGATATTCACTAGCTTAAGCAATTTGTCACAAAACCTCCCATCTATTGATAACATGGAGAAGGAGGTTTTGATACATGCAGAGGATGTTGGTTATGTAGTAACGTGCGAGAAAGTGCGTGAATTGGAAAAAATGACCTTTTTAAAACATTCTGCCACCTTAGTTGATGGTAAAATCCGCGTGTTTCTGTGCTTAGGTGTTATCTTGAGAACCATTGGCGTATGCCGTGGTGATCTACCCGGACGAGGAGCGATTGAGGATCGCGCCGAACAATACAACTCAGAGTTGGTTAAATGTTTTAGTCATGCGGGCAATAGTGCAATCACGAGGTCTCTTAGAGAGAGATTTTCGATGAATGTTAGCGATGTTATTAAAAAAGCAGTACTCAAGGATAAGAGTTATTTGCTTTCCACAATCGATGGATTGAGTGAATTTTCCA